CCACCTTTAATTGTTCCAACGGCTTCACCAAATGAACCACTTTGATTTGATGGAATAGAGCCTGTAAGAGCAGTTTTAGCTGTTCCTGTATTATCTAAGTAGTTTAATGTTGGAGAAGTAATACTTTTTATTCTAACATATCGTGAATTATTAGCATAATCTCCAGAAGATATAATTGTTTGATTAAGTGTAGCATCATAAGCTACTACTTGATCTCCAACTACTTTAGAAATATATCTAGGAGAGTTTGGATCTAAATTTACTCCATTAAAAGATTCAAGAATAACTTTGTCATCTCTTTTATCATCACCCTGTCTAATAGTTAAATTAAATGTACCTTGGTTAGTGTTAGAAGAAGCAATTTCAAATCTTATATTGTCATCTGTTCCATTAGATAAAGTTCCATCTGAATTATGTGAACCTGAACTATTTACTATAGTTCCTTCAGAAAGAGTTTCTAATGTAAATGATGTTTTATTAACAATATCATTAGCATCTAAAGTTATAGTAGCGTTAGTTCCAACAGCAGCACCACCAATAAAGCCTAGTGAAGCTGAGGGAATTGTGATAACATCTCCTACAGAATATCCTGAACCACCATTAGTAGCTGTTATATTAGAAACAGCAGTTCCTGATGTTAAAGTTATACTAGCTGTAAAATTAGTTCCTGTACCACCTGATCCTGAAATTGTAAAGGTTCCTGCTGATCCTGTAACATTAGCTAAAGAAGTTAATAAATCATTTGGTAATAGTGATATTACTCCACTTTCATCTATAGTATGAACCGTAGAAGTTGCTGGTGTGTATGAACCTGAAACTACTCTAGCTACTAAAAGAGATTCTCCTCCTTCTACAAAGTAATTATATGCGGATATAGAGGTTAAAAATGAGTAATTATCACTTCCACTTTCAAAAGAATCTCCAAATCTATTTACAAAGTCTGAGTATGAAGTTACTATTGTTGGAATTTCAACTGGTCCTTTCCATGTTGGTCCTATTATAGCAGCCCCAACAGCAATTGGAGTTGGGGAAATAAAAGTTTTGTCTATTTCATTAAGACTTACTCCTGGTGATGAAGGAAAATTTGCCATTTTATTATTTGGATTTTTATTTTGTTATAAATATAGTATTTTTTAGCTAAAATCTGCCCCTGTTGAAGTGATGTTAAAATTTAAAGAAATAAATTCAGCTGTTTTAGTTGGTTTTATAAAAATAGCTCCTATTAATTGATTATTATCTATAATATTAGGAGTATTATTAGTTTCATCCATTACTACTTTAAAATCAGTTAAACCTTGTCTTTGTTGAATAGATGATAAAAGTGGATTTACTTGGGCTAAGAAATCATTTCTTGTAGCTGATGTATTTTGTTCAAATACTAAATTGTCTGCTAAGTTACCTATTTGAATTTTTAATTCAATAAGTAATCTTCTTACATTTATTCTATCAGTAGCACTTTGTTTTTTCTTTAATGTTTTTTGCCCAAATACAGTTACTCCTGTAGCAGGTAAAGTTGCTATTGGGTTAACATTAGCTTTATATAAATCATCACGATTTGTTTTTGTTAACTTTCTTTCAGCTCTTAAAGCAGTACTCATTAATCCTCTAGATGTACCTGCAGGAGCATTCCATACTTCAGCCGCGGCATCATTAAAGGCGTATACTCCAGGGATTAATGTTGAAGCTGGTACAAAAACTTGTTGTCCTGAGGATGGATCTAAAGTTTGAACCCAAGGCCAATAAGCGGCTGCATATGAATTATTTATAGCTTTAGCTTCTGTTGTTACAGTAAGTATAGTAGATTGATAATTAACTAAATCTATAATAGTTATAGTATCTCCTCTTTCTTGACCATTTGATATTAAAGTACTTAATGTTGAAGAGTGGGATGCAAAATCTTTAATTAATCCAGGTACTGTAATAAATGTATATTGGAATTCATCTTTATTTCTAAGTAAGGATATGGCATCATCATAATCAGTAGCTATAAGTCCTTGTGTTTGAGTGTTAGTTATATTATTATAATACAAGCCAGCTTCTGATGGGATATTTGAGCCTACAGCTTCCTTAAAACTCCCAGTAGAAGCTGTGGGTATTGAAGCAGTAAACTCAGTTTTAGGGTCTCCTGAATTATCTAAATAATCTGGAGTTGGAAAACTTACAGATTTTACTCTAACATATCTAGATTGATTAGTATAATTACCAGTTACATCAAGATATTTATCAGATCCATCAGTCTGGATGGATTCAACTTGGTTACCTATTATTTTTTCTATATAATTAGGCTGTTTTGGATCTAATGATAAATTATTAAATGTTTCTAAAACTATAGGATTAAGAGTATCATCATTTCCCTGTCTAATTAACAATGAAAAAGTACCTTCATCTATATCTGGGGATTGGATCTCATATCTTAAATTATCTATACTTCCAGATTGTAATGAACCATCAGAGTTTAATGGAGAAATACTATTCATAATAATACCCTCAGATAAGGTTTCTAAGGTAAAAGTATTTTTATGAACAATATCACTTGCATTTAAGGTTATAGTTGTATTTGTTCCTGTTGCTCCAGCTCCATATGCTAAAGATTGTGAGGGGATAGTTATAACTTCTCCAGCTACATATCCAGACCCACCACTAGTTGCTGTTATATTAGAAACTGTAGTACCATTTGTTAATGTTATACTACCTGTAAAGCCTGTTCCTGTACTAGATGAACCAGAAATTGTATATGTTCCTGCTGATCCTGTAACACCTGCTAAGCTACTAAGTAGAGCATTAAGATCTGTTGATATTACTCCTGTTGATATTCCATTTGGTAAATTAGTTGATGTTGCTGGGGTAAATGAACCACTAGTTACTCTAGTCACTAATAAAGTTGTACCTCCATTTTGGAAATAATCATAAGCTGATATTGATGTAAAGTAGGAAAATTGTTGACTTCCACTAGTAAAAGTATTTCCAAATTTAGACACATAGTCTGAATATGAAGTACATCTTGTAGGAGTTTCATTAGGTCCTTTAACAGTTGGTCCTATTATAGCAGCCCCTACTTGGATTGGTTGATTATTAATGATAGGTTGATCGTTTTCTATCGTTATTACACCCGGGGAAAATTGAGTTTCAGCCATTATTTTTGGTTATAAATATTATATTTTTTTAGTCTATTTTAGTATATTCACCTGTTTTGTAATCGAGTGAAATTTTACCATATTTATTTGTTATAACTTCATTCATTTCTTGTTCTTTTTTAGTTAATTCTAGTAGATGTTTTTTAGCTACTTCATAACGATTTTCTAATTGAAGTTTTATTAATTCAATTTCTCCTAATTCTAAAGTAAGAGTTTGTGATTGATTTAAGTGTTTTTGTAAGTTTTGTAACTCTTCTTGAGTTAAAACATTTTTTTCTGCAACTATTCCCATTTTATTTTTATTTATAAATTATATTATTTTAAAGATTTTTTATACTTGTAACAGTTTCAGTTGTAAATGAGACTTTAGATTTACTATTATATTTTTTAACTGAGTTGAGTGATTTTTGGATTATATCAGGAATTATATACCCATTAACATTTAATGTAAATGTACTTCTAACTACTCTATCTTTTCCTTGATTAAGTTCTGTAATTGTGTTAAAGGTATCAATTTTAGATTTAAACTTAAATCTTTCAGGATCTCCCCAATAAGAATCAGAAGAATAATTAATAGCTTCTATTATTTTATTAAGTTGTTCTATATAATAAGTTTGAACTATAAAACTATATTTTAAAGTAACATAATCAGGGACTACATTAGCTATAAATTGATTTGTAGGTTTTCTATTATTTAATACATTAAAATTTGAGTATGAATTTTTTGAATTATAAGATTTTTGGAATGATGTGTATAAATGAGGATCATTAGCATCTAACTTATTAGTTATGTTATAATTTTTTTCTAAACTATCTCTTTTAAACATAATAATTGGAGACATAATTTTACCTTTTTTATCACGATAAAATCCATCTTTTTGCATAGATGAAAATCTTTCAGGTGAACCATAAACTAATGGTACAGCTATACGCTCTCCATTTTGGATAACTGTTGGTCTAATTACATTTTCAAAGTAAAATAATATAGCTTCATCTACATCTTGAATACTTACAGTAAAAGGTTTTGTATTATCACCTTTAAATGAGGTTTGTTCAGATCTACTAAAATCTCTTCCAGTTTGGGTTTTTGGGTTAATTTCTCTATTATCCTTAGGAGTATTAGGATTACCTATAGTTTCTCCAGTTTCAGGATTCACATAAGATTCTACTTGATTATTAGAAATCTCCTTTTGACTTTTTGGTATGGGTTTTCTATAATCAGGCATTATATTCTTTCTTTAGTGATTTGTACTTTATCTGCAGGAGTGTAATGAGTTTTACATATAATTGAAATACTAGCCCCAAAATTTTCTAATCCAGGATTTAATGGATTTGGATTATAAGGATATCTAGGATCTTTACCTACAAAGAATTGATTAGCATTTGTAGAATCTACTTCATAGTATCCTTCATAATACATTATAATGTCTCCAACTTCAGGAATAACATTAGCTGTTACTAAATCATCTCTAAAGAATTTAAAATCTGTGTTATATTGAAAATCAACACCTAATAAATCACTATCAGGATATTCTTGATCTTGTCTTTCAACTAAAACATTAAATATAACGGGCTCAAAATAATATCTAGCTCCAGCAGCCTCGCCATACATATTTACTTTAGTTTCATTTAATTTTAACTTATAGTAAACACATTGTTGGGTGATTATATTACCTAATAATTCTTTATTAAGATTTCTGAATAAACTTATATCTCTAGCTCCTCCGTATAATGCCATATTATCCTACATAAATTGTGTAAGGAACATAATTTAATTCCTTCTGTAATGACTCTGCTTCATTAGCTTTTCTTTCTAATAATTTATCTCTAGAAGTTTCTTCAAAATATGTTCTTAATCTTTCAATTAAAGCCGTTTTTTCAGCAGTAGCAGCACTTAATAAGTCTGGAGCGTTTAATTGAGTAGTTTCTCCAGGAATAGGAACTGCATTATTATATTTTCCACGAACATATCCTAAAATTTCTTTAACTATTGATAAAGCATATTCAAATATCCATTGTCTACCTATTGAGTTTATTGTGGAATAAACGGGATTTGAGTAAGGAACTTGAGATATATTAGTTATTACATCACCACCGCCTGTATCAGCGTAAGGATTATTTCTATCCGATTTTTTAATGTATTGTACAAATAATTTAGTTAAATCTCTATTAGGGATTGGGAATATCTTTAAATTTTTATTTATTAATTCAAAAGAATATTGAGAACGTCTAACTTGATCATTAAGTTCAATAGCTTGAAGTTTAGCAATATCATGATTAATAGGCATCATCATAAAATTTATAGCCGGAGATGCATTACCAAATCCAAATGAATCCATTAATCCTTGCATACCGGCACCTGTTCCAGCATAGGGATCAAAAAATTTCACTATCGCAGGTGTTGATTCATAATATACTCTTTTTATTTCTAAATCATGAGTTGCTACTCCTTGTTTAACAGCAAATGCTTCTAAATCATAATCTTGTTGTCCCGAAATTAAATCTATTGAACCTGAATGCCAAGTAACATCTCCTCCTACTCCGGCCTCAGTACCATATTGATCTGATAGTCTAATAGCTGATGCTAAATTAGGTTTAGTTAAGTTAGTATTGGCAGATCCTATTTGGGTTGAAGCTCCTTGGAAAGATAAGAAATTTTGAGCTGCTTGATAAGCAAACATTTCATTTCCATAGGTTGTAACAGCTTCCTCAAAAGCTGTGTAAAATGAACCAGATTGTAATTCTATATCTACTATGGGATAACCTAATCTACGAGAAGCAAATTGAGAAAATTTATCAATATCAGATTGAAAATCTACATCAGTATCATAAAAGCCAAAAGGAGTTTGACCTATAGAAAAAGTTGATGTTCCTGCCCAAATTGGTATATTCATAGTATTAAGAGTTTACAATAGTATAATCAACATCTATATCACCTCCAACAGCAAATGCTTTAACAAATTCTATATCATCTCCAAAAGTACCACTAAAAATACTTGATGTTATATTAGAACTAGCTATAAGTATAGTACTTTTAGGAGTTACTTCTTGAGTCATTCTTCCTTGTGATCCACTAACTGTTATAGCTAAATTATTAGTATCATCTAAATTACTTATACGGGCATATTTTAAACTACTTGAAGAAAAGGTTCCAGCTCCAGGAGTTGACCCCTCTAAATTAAATAAATCAACAGTTGTTGCGCTAGGACAAGTTAAGATTCTTCTGTCAACATTACTAACACTATTAATTGTAAAACTTGTTTCATTTTTTATAGTATTATTTTTAACAATTTGTTCTTCAATTATTTTTACATTAAAGGTTGTAGGGATTAATGTGGAAGCCATATCTATGTTTTGTTATAAATATGAAGAATATTTGAAAAATTTACATCCCATTTAACATTTCAAATACTTCATCTATTGCCACATGACGATGATTATCTAGTAATACTCTTTTATAAACATATTGAGAATCTCCAATTTTTGGAAGATCATGAATAGCAGAATAATTTTGATCTTTTAGGTCAATTTGTTGGTTATCTCCACAAAATATCATAGTTGAATTTTTTCCTAATCTACCTAATGTCATTCTAAATTGAGAACGAGTTAAATTTTGAAATTCATCAACTATTACTATAGAATTTTCAAATGTTCTACCTCTAAAGTGGGCTAATGAAACTAATTCAATTTGTTCAGCATTTTCCATTCTTTCTAATATTTCTGGTTTGTTGTAAACTTTTCTCATATTAGAGCGAATAGGTACTAACCAAGGTTCCATTTTTTCTTTTTCAGAACCAGGTAAAAAACCATTGTCCTCAGTTGATACTGTAGGTCTAGTAATTATAATTTTATTAATTTCTCTTTTAAAGAACATATCTAAAGCTACTTGGCATGCTAACAACGTTTTACCACTACCAGCTTTACCAACTATAAAGTTGTATGGGTGGTGTAAAATTGCTTGTTTAGCTGCTTTTTGTTCTTCTGAAAGTGTTATTGAAAATTTAATTGAACCTTTAGGAGGTAATTTTTCGGTGTTTTGCTTAGCCATATTATAACATTTGATTATAAATATAAAAAAAGCCCGGCTTACGCCAGGCTTTCTTAAAAATTAATAAATTAGTTGCTATTAGATAGTAGCTAAGTTACTACAGAATACACGACCATAAAATTCTGGACGGATCATTTTCTTAGCATAACGAGTTAACAAACCTTTACGTGGTGTAAATGTTTCTGGATCGTATACTAATGGAGTCATGATCAATGGAACATATGGAGAGAATACAGCTCCTGTTTCAAGGAATTGAGATCCTCTATAACCCAATAATACAACGTTTTCAGTCATATAAGGATTTTTGTAAACAGTAAATCTGTTATTCAATTGTCCTGATTTTTGAATACCAAAAGCATAAGTTGCTTTAGTAGCATCACCATCTGAAGAAGAAGCATATCCTGGGATAGATTCTAGTACAGTAGCAACTGTAGGAGAACATACTAAGAAATTAGCACCTCCACGTAGAGTTTTCTGGTGGATTTTATTACTAACTTTTTGGAATTTAGTTCCTAAAGTTTGGAACCACTGTCCTTGTGTGTTATAGAATCCTAAATCATCATATCCAGTTGGAGAAGCTCCTGATCTTAATGATTGGTTGTTTTTAGCATTCCAGAATTCATCAGCTGCAGATGCATCTTGAATTAACATATCAAGATTTTCTAAATCAATCTCTAATGAGATATACTCACTCATAATTGAAGTTAATTCTGCTTCAGCATCTAATGATTGGTAAGCATTTAAATCTTGAGCAAATTCTGGTGTCCATTGTGCTTTTAACTTTTTAGTTTTGGCAACAATAGCTTCAGATTTCATTTTTACATCAATTTCTGGGATAGAAAGAGCAGTTGTTGATAATGCATTAGGAAAACCTCCACCTGAATTATCTTCAAAATCACCTCTATCAAAATCCTTAGGTTGTTCGTTGTAAAATAAAGTATTTAAATCTGTTACAGTATCTGGAACATTAGCAGCTCCTTTAGCAGCGTTATAAACAAATGTAATACTTGTTCCATTTGTAGTAGTAAACTCAGGTAATAAAAGTGCTTCAGTACCAGCAGTAAATGTTGAACCAGAAGCTAAAGCAAATGCTCTAACACCTTTAGTATCAAATCCTGTAGGACCTACAACTGTAACTTTAGATATAGTTCCAGCAGAAATTGAAGCAGATTTTTCAGCTTCAAAATTTACATCTGCCCAAGCAGCAGAAGCTGTTGTTAAGTTAGCAAGTGCTATTCCAGCTGAGAATTGGTTAGTTGAGTAAGCAAATCTACCAGCACCATAAAGACCACCTGTTGGGTTACCTTTATCTGTTGGGTTAGTATCTCCATAAAGTGAAGCAGGATCAGTAAACACATTTCCAGAAGGACCAAAGCCATTTTCTTTGTTTTGCCCATATTGGAAATCTAAGAAAAATACTAGACCTGAAGGTAAGTTCATTGGTTGAACTGACATGAATTCTTTAGTTGATAAAGAACCAAATACTTTTCTTACCAATGGTAAAGCAACACCTGCCCACTGAGCACCTGTTCCAGCAGTAAAAGTTCCTCCAGCAGTAGTAGTATTAGCACTTGATTCAACTACAAGCTGTTTAGCTTGATTTTCAAGGATCATTGCCATACTGTTTTTATCAACTTCACTGCTGATACCTTCCAATAGACCTGTCTTTCCCCATTTGTTAGCCATAGCGGCTGACTCGTTCTGCATGTTCTTCCATCCGGAAGCAGAACTTTCTAATAATGAATTTAAATTTGACATTTTTTTGTTTTTTTTAATAATTAGTGTTTAACATCATAAAACGCCAATTCTTGCATGCGCTTATAAGCGTCATTTATTTCAATAATTGGCTTTGTTGTTTTAGTTGTACCTATTGTTCGAGAAGCACTACCTAAATTTTCATTGATTGATTTTTTCTTAACACCAAATGACGTTCCATTTAATGTTTCATATACCAATTCAACTTCATTTACGTTAGATGCTTTATCAAATGTAGATAAAACTTTTACCTTTTGACTTTCAGTCAAGTTTTTTGCTTTGAAGATACGATTTGTATAAAGTAATTTAGCATTTAGTAAGTTAACTTCATTCAATTCAGTTGATAGAACTTTATTAGCTTCAAGAGCTTCATTTAGTTCTGTTTGAATTGATTCAAATGTTGATTTTTGGCTAATATTAGCTCCTGATGCTTCTTTAGATGGCGTATAAAATACTTTTTGTGTTGATTTATCAACAGCAACTGTACCTGAACCTCCATCTTTTTTAATAGCAGCAATCATGACATTCATTTCTTCTTGAGTTGGTTCAACAAATTCTTTTCCAAAAAGTTTTTTACCAGCTGTAATTTTATCAGCTATACTTTCAATTCTAGATTTTGTTTCTCCTGTAAGTTTTCCAGCTATACGATTAAGAAAGTTTTCAGTTAGTTCTCCTTCATCCATAGAATCTTTATCATCTTCTTCATATGAGGGCATACCTTCTTTCATGTCATCTTCTTCGTAAGTTGACATTTCTTCTTTCATGTCATCTTCTTCATACTTTGTAGACATTTCTTCCATTTTGGAATCTTTGTCGTCTTCTTCATACTTGTACTCTTCATCCATGGATTCAATTTCAGCTAGAAGTTCATCAATATTTACTTCTTCTTCACCATCCATGTCTTCCATTTCACCTTCCATGTCCTCACCTTCCATGTCCTCACCAGCTTCTAAATCACCAGCTTCAACCATATCAGCAATTACACTTTCAATGAAACTTTTAAGATCATCTTCAGACATATCCTCTAAGTCCATAGGTTCATCTGATTCTCCATCTTCCATTTCACCTTCTTCTTCAGTTTCTTCAGTTTCCATTTCTTCAGCTTCAGTTACAGCTTCATCCATATCATCTTTTTTAACTTCTTCCATAGGTTTTTCTGAATCATCAGCTTCTTCTAGTTCTGCAAGAATCTCATCTAAGTTAAGATCTTCATTCATTTCCTCCTCTTTTTTATCTTTCATCTCATAAACATCATCTTCTTCTTTCAAATCGTTATCCTCCATTTCTTGGAGTTTAGCAGAAAGCATAGTTTTAATTTGTGGGGTGAATGATTCTTCAAGAGCAGCTTTTGCATTTGTAATAGCCATTTCTCTGAGAGATTTAGCATCAGCAAGTGCTTCCTTAAGCAATTCTCTGTTGTTTGCCATTTTTCCTAAAATTTTATTTTGTTTGGGAAATACGTTTATTAAGAAACGTAATAAAATTAATTTAATTGGATACTACATATAGATTTGGTAGTATATTCATGGTATAAATATATAAGGATTCTTTAAAATGCATTTTCTATTAAAAAAAGCCCGAGATTTGCATCTCGAGCTTTACTACTTAATAATTTTTTTAGTTTTTCTTACTTCTTTTGAAATATTTGAACTAAAATAATTAAAGCTATTAGACCAACAAACTGCCCTTCACCTAGAGACTGTACAAGTCCCATAACGTTAGAAACAACGCTAGTACCAAATATACCCACACCAAAGATTACTTCGGCTAGAATACTTAAGGATACAAATGACAGCATTATTGCTGATAATCCACTTAGAAAACTGGTTACTTTTGTCATGATTTCATTCATAATTTTAAAGTTTAAGTTAATAATAAGGCAACCCTTACGCAAACATTTTTAAACTTTTGAAAAGTAGATGATAATTATATCTGAAACACTTAAAAGATAGGACAATTACCATTAGAGCAAAGAATCTCGGTAATTGTATTTTGTACTTTATTATAAGGGTTATGTGAGGAATGTACTTTTCCTTCATTTAATGTTGTTGTATATGATCCAGGATTGGAAGGTGTTGAGACAAAATCCCAACATAATAAATCAAAATCATCTTGAACTTCAAGTAATCCATCTCTATTTTCTTGTAATGATCCCATACCCCTAGATGATACACCTACTCTAATATTACTTTCTATTAAAGCTTTAAGTATATTTCCTGATGGGGTAGGTAAAATTTCAATCTTACCCATTACATTATTTCCATCCCACCATAAATCTGTAATATTATGTGATGCATTTTTT